CGGATGAAAATCCGTTAAAGGGCGACTTGCGTCCACAGCTATAAACCCGCTGTGTCGTGAGAACCCCTGTCGTACAACCTCCACTTTTCTCCGCCTAATCACTAGATTGGTTAGGTTAGTCGAGAAACCACTATCATATATATAGCCTTTGGAAAGGCTTTAATATACAGGACAGCGTTATCGAAACGAAATGTACATAAGTCTTTTAGAACCTTGATACTAAACTGACGTCTAGCAAAACAATAAACTAGCCGCCTATAGGAAGAATAAAGGAAGTTAAATGAGATAAAAGCATTTCTACGTCCCAGATTTGGAACTCATAAGCCCAAACTGACACCGTATATTAGAGAGTACCAAAGGTAACTATCTATATAGATGGCTGAAAGGTACTAAGAGTCTGAGAATTGGCTCCGTTAGTTAATAACGTCAAATTATCGAAGATTGTGGTTAGTTTATCCACAACCCGACTAAGGATAAAACCTTAGAGGTTAGGCTGAACTATACGTGTTTAAAAGAACGTATAGAGGCTAAGTGAACACTCTTATGACTATCTTTAATAATTTCAATACTTCATCAACTTACAAGTTAATTAGTGATAAACTAATTAAAAGGTATTTGAGTTTGGTACTTTGGTTATACGGGATAGAAAATAAGAAACCCTTTTCCGATTTATTAGAAACGATATTCCAGTGGCGTACCGCTTGTGGTTGAGAGTGAACTATACATAGATTGAAATATATCCATGTAAAGACGCTCCAATCGTTAGCGAAACAACCTGGAGTACACGTTCCTAATAATGAACAGAGGCTCGCGTTAAGTCGTGACGGTTTGCCTAAATGTATCCCACATTCCATCCGAACGCAAGTTCGAGATGGTAATGTTAAGATTATTCAGGCTTTACTTTCACTACTTACTGTTTATAGAGTAATACCTTTAAAAGGAAAATTGAAACTTTCTACAATCACCAAGCCGTTCAGTGGTCTTTCAACCACTCTACAGTTTGGACGATTGCAGTACGTTCACAATTTGTTCCCTCGGGTACATGTACCCAAAGGCCTTTTAGATTTATTACCACTAAGAACAGCTGGTCCAAATGGTAAACCTTCGATCATGTCAGCTCCTCTAGACGCGAAAGCGCTAGGGGCGGCAAATGCTACTCCTTTACTATACAGTATGCAAGTTCTGTCTAATTATTTCGAATCCGG